TTTAATACATTCACACATAATGCAACATTTGCAAATGAAAGCAGATACTATGGCCGAACAACAAATGCCACCTGAGGTTATGCAACAGTTCCAGCAAATACAACAGCAAGCTCAACAGGCTAATCCTGCTGAAGCACAACAGATGGTGCAACAAGCAGGTGATATATTGGCACAGTTCTCTGCACCGATTATGGCAGAGCTTATTACTCAATACAGTCAACAGGTAGAAGATCCAAGTGATGAAGATCCATTAGTAGCCATAAGAAAACAAGAACTTGCACTCAAAGGTCAAGAGTTATCCATGGAACAACAACAGTTTTTACAAGAAGAAAAACGTAAAGCAATGGAAGCACAAAGACGTATTAATGTTGACAGAGAAAGAATAGAGTCTATGGAAGATATAGCAGATTTACGTGATGAAACTGCTAGAGCAAGACTAGAACAACAAGCACGTTTTAAAATGCTAGATATGCAAAATAAAAATTAAAACTTGCAAATTGCAAAATAAATAAACATAATAAAAAACATGATTAAAAGAACAGAGATAAGTCAACAGAAAACACCCAAAGTTTTGAAAAACAAAAATAGCTACAGCAACAAAGGCAATGGATCTTTGAAAACTAAAGCTGGTACTTTTTCAGCCAATACTAAACCTCAGCCTGGCATGGGCAAAGGTAAAGCTAGAGGTATGGGTGCTGCCGAGTTCGGTGGCAAGTTTTCTGGCATCTATTAATGGATCCAGTTTGGCTGGCTAACAAGTTTTTAAAAGAACTTGAAGCCAGGAGAGAGGACACCAAAGATGCTATGTTAGCAGGGTGTAAAGACTTTTCTCAATATGAATATCTGCGTGGGCGTTACAGTTCTCTAGCTGATGCAGAAAATATATTTAGAGAACTGCTAGGAAAAATACAACAAGATGAGCAAGATACAAATCCCTGATCATGTTGCAAAATCGATTGAAGCAGAGCAAAAAGCGAAACAACAAGAGATAAAACAACAAGAAGAAACAAAAACCGAAGAAAGCAATGAAAATGTTGCTTATGTCAAAGAACAAGCAAGGGTTTTAGACCCCACACTTTTAGAAAAATCTTTTTTAGATCGTATGCCCCAGCCTACAGGTTGGCGGATACTTATATTACCTTACAAAGGTAAAGCAGTTACTGAAGGAGGAATCCACTTAGTTCAATCAACTGTAGATAGAGAATCTCTAGCTACTGTAGTTGGCTATGTAGTAAAAATGGGTCCTGATTGCTACAAGGATGCAAGCAAGTTTGATCATCCTTGGTGTCAGGAAAAACAATGGGTATTGATAGGCAGATATGCTGGTGCTCGTTTCAAGCTCGGTGATGAATCTGAATGCAGAATCATTAACGATGATGAAGTGATAGCTACCATCTTAGATCCTGACGATATTCTTGCAGTATAAGGAGAAAAAATGGCTGAAGAAAATGCAAAGGTTGTAGAAGAAACAGAAGTAGAAGAAGGAGAGATTGTTGAAATAGAACCTGTTGAAGAAGCAAAAACACAAACGAAGATTCCTATGGAGTCTGAAGACAAAGAAGCAGATGAACAGATAGAAGATGTATCTGATACACCTGAAGCAAAAAAAGAAGACGAATTAGAAGATTATTCTAAAAGCGTTCAAAAAAGAATTAATACGCTTACTAGAAAACTAAGAGAAGCTGAAAGAGGCCAAGAGTCTGCATACGAGTATGCAAAAAGGACTGCTGCCGAGAATGAACAGCTTAGAACAAGAAGTTCTAACCTTGACAGATCCTATCTTATGGAAGCTGAAAACAGGTTAAAGTCACAAAAACAACAAGCTATGACTGCTTTAAAAGCTGCACATGAAAACCAAGATTATGAAAAGGTTGCAAAAGCACAAGATGTTTTAGCTAAGATTGCTGTGGAGGAAAACAAGATTGTTTCTTCAAAAACAGCAATAGAACAACAACCAGTACAACCAACAAACATACAGCAAAACGTACAACAACCTGCACCACAATACCAAGCTCCACCTAAGCTAGATGAAAAACAAGAAACATGGGTAGAGAACAATAAATGGTTTGGTGAAGACGAAATTATGACGTTGGCTGCTTTTACCATAGATCAAAAACTTGTTGCAGAAGGATACGATCCTAAAACAGATGAGTATTACTCTGAAGTTGATAAAAGATTGCGACAAGAATTTCCACACAAGTTTGAAGAGTCTTCTGCTAAATCGAAGCCTCAACAAAAGGTGGCTTCGGCAGGCAGAGTAGCAGGTAATACCAGCTCAAAAAGACAAGTTAAGTTGTCGCCAGCAGAAGTTCAAATGGCAAAAAGATTAAACGTACCCTTAACAGAGTACGCAAAATATGTTAAAAGGTAATAGTTATGACTGAAAAAGATAACAACAATTTAAACAGAACACCACGTTCTGCCGACACTCGAGCTACTAAAGAAGCTCGCAAACCATGGAGCCCGCCATCAATGTTGGACGCTCCTCCTGCCCCTGAAGGTTATACCTACAGGTGGATTAGAGCCGAAAATGTAGGTCAAGAAGACAGGAAAAATGTAACTTCAAGATTAAGCGAAGGTTTCGACCTAGTAAGATTAGAAGAGTTACCTGATAATTTCCAGGTCAAATTTGATTCTATACAAGAAGGCAAACATTCAGGAGTAGTAGCCCGTGGTGGTTTGCTTTTGGCAAAGATTCCTAATGAAACTCGTGAAGAAAGAAACTCCTACTATGCTTCACGTGCTCAAACCCAGCAAGATGCTGTGGACAATGATCTTCTTAGAGAGTCTGACCCTAACTCACCGATTTTAAAACCGGAGAGGTCAAGCAAAGTAACTTTTGGAGGTGGTCAACGTAGTTGATCATCAAAATTTTAATAACAAATATAAGGTGACTTATTATGGCTAACAAAAATGCCCCGTTTGGAGCAAGAGTTGTAGGCAAATTAGGTTCTGGTGTTGCTAATGGCGGTACTACAGAATACGAAATTGCCTCAGGTGCTTCTGGGAATATTTTTTCAGGCGATTTAGTTAAAATGACTAACACAGGTACTATTTTAGTAGCTGCTGCTGGTGATGAAGCTTTAGGTGTGTTTAGAGGTTGTTCTTTTACAAACTCTGCGGGTGAGACTGTTTTCAGTTCTTACTATCCTGATGGCACTGTATCGTCTGATATTAAGGCATTCGTAATAGATGACCCTGATGCTGTATTTGAAATTCAAAGTGCAGGTTCTCCAGCTCAAACTGATGTCGGTTTGAACGCTGATATTTCTTATACTTCTGGCTCAACCAAAACTGGTATGTCAGCAGTTGAATTATCAGGAACAACAGCAGCTACAACTGCTACGTTCAGAATCATGGGCTTTTCGAGTGACCCAGATAACAGTACAACAGGTTCAGCTAACGTGAATGTGATTGTTAAATTTAATGAGCATTTTTATGTCGATCCAACAGGAGTATAAATAATGGCAATTAATAGATCGCAATTAGCGAAAGAACTAGAGCCAGGTTTGAATGCTTTGTTCGGCATGGAATATGCTAGATACGAAGCTCAACATACAGAAATTTATGAAACAGAAACTTCTGATAGAGCGTTTGAAGAAGAAACTCTAATCGTAGGGTTTGGTAATGCGGAAGTAAAAGCTGAAGGTAGTGGTGTCAGATTTGATACAGCTAACGAAGGTTATACATCTCGTTACACCCACGAAACAGTGGCTTTAGCATTCGCTTTAACTGAAGAAGCTGTTGAAGATAACCTGTATGACAGGCTAGGAGCAAGATATACTAAAGCATTAGCAAGATCTATGGCTAATACCAAACAGATCAAAGCAGCATCTGTTCTAAACAACGCGTTTAGTACAGCAGGTGGCGATGGCGTATCTTTAATTAACACTGCTCACCCTCTAGGGGGAGGCGGTACTTTAGCAAACAGAGCTACCACTATGGCGGATCTTAATGAAACTTCACTTGAAGACGCATTAATTAATATCTCTACATTAACAGATGATAGAGGTCTTAACATTGCTCTTAAAGGTGCAAAGCTCATTATTCCACCACAATTAGTATTTGTGGCTGACAGATTACTTAACTCTCCAGGTAGAGTTGGCACATCTGACAATGACATAAATTCTATAAACAATACTGGTATGCTACCTGAAGGATATGTTGTAAATAACTATCTAACAGATACTGATGCGTATTTCATTAAAACTGACTGTCCAGATGGATTTAAGTATTTCGAAAGATCTCCAATGTCAACATCATTAGAGGGTGACTTCGATACAGGTAATATGAGATATAAAGCTAGAGAGCGTTATAGCTTCGGTTATTCAAACTTCAGAGCCGTTTACGGTTCTCAAGGGGCTTAAGGAACGATTTATTGTAGCGTTTCTAACTCAACTACAATTCTTAAGGGAGCTTCGGCTCCCTTTCTTTTTTCTAAAAGAAGGTATATGATTTAGTTCTAGGGTTTATTAACTTGTTCTACAGACTGACCTAGCAGACAAGCCAAGACGGTAGAACTTATTTCCTTAGGAGGAAATTATGGCAAAATCGACATTCTCAGGTCCAGTCAAGTCATTGGCAGGATTTATTACAGCAGGTGTTAACAGCACTGTTAGTCTGACAGCAGACACAACATTAACTGTTGATGCTCATGCTGGAAAAATATTATTATGTAATGATGCAGATGGTAAATTTACTTTACCTTCAATCGTTACAACAACACCAAATGATCCAACAGATCCAAATCAGTTAAACAACATTGGTGCTTCTTTCTATTTCTATATAGAAACAGCAGCTACTGATCTTGATATTAAAACTGATGGTACTGACAAGTTTAAAGGTGCTGTGTTTACAGCCGTAGATGACGGTGTTGAAAAAGCTTTCGTACCAAGTGCAGATAATGATGTCATTACATTAAATGGCACAACTAAAGGCGGTATAGTTGGTAGTGTTGTTCAAGTAACAGCTATAGATGCAGCAACATACTTAGTCCATAACTCATTATTAATTGGTTCTGGAACTTTAGTAACACCATTCGCTGACGCGTAAGGAGTAGATTATGGCAGATGCAGTAACATCACAAACAATTCAAGACGGTGAAAGAGTTGCTGTTATGAAGTTTACCAATGTATCTGATGGCACAGGTGAATCGGCTGTAAAAAAGGTAGACGTTTCTGCACTAACACCAAATAGTGCAGGAGAGTCTTGTACTTCTGTTTCTGTTGCTAGAATATACTGGGCTACAAGAGGTATGGGTGTAAATATTGAATTTGATGCTACATCTAACGTGTTATTAACTGGTTTACCATCAGATAGCACAGGTGATGAGTATTATGATTTATTTAGTGCTATACCTAATAATGCTGGTTCAGGTGTTACTGGTGATATTGACTTTACGACTGTGGGACATTCAAGCGGAGACACATACTCTATTATTTTAGTTTTGAATAAAAACTATTAATGAATGGCTACTACTAGAAGCAGAAGACAAAAACCTATAGCCAGAACAACAGGTAAAGGTGGTAATTACCGCCCCACTAAAAAAGGGGCGGGAATGACCCGTAAGGGCATAAAAGAACATAGAAGAAAAAATCCTGGCTCTAAACTTAAAGGAGCTGTTACAGGTAAAGTTAAAAAAGGATCTAAAGCAGCAAAAAGACGTAAAGCCTACTGTGCTAGATCTTTAGGGCAACTTAAACGTAGCTCTAAAAAAACAAGAAACAATCCTAATTCAAGAATTAGACAAGCAAGAAGAAGATGGAAGTGTTAAATGGCAAAAAAATCTAAAACTAAAAAAGACGCTTGTTACCATAAAGTCAAATCTAGATATACTAAATGGCCATCTGCATACGCAAGTGGTGCTTTAGTTAAATGTAGAAAAGTTGGTGCAAAAAATTGGGGTAATAAATCAAGACAAAAAAAAGCAAACGGTGGCTTTGTTACTGTTAGAGGACAAGGTGCTGTTATGTCAAACAGATTAAGATAATGGCTGAAGAAGGGTTAAAAAAATGGTTTTCACGCAATAAAGGCAAAGGATGGATTGATTGTAAAACTGGCAAACCATGTGGCAGAAAATCAGCAACAAAATCAAAAAGACCATATCCGGCTTGCAGGCCTACAAAAGCACAATGTACAGATGCTAAAAAAAAGAAAAAAGGTCCTGGTAGAATTAGTTGGGAAAAAAAGTCCAGAGGAGGACCTATGAATAAAAACAAAGCAGACTTAAACAAAGACGGCAAGTTATCTTCATACGAAGAGGCTAGAGGCAGAGCTATAGAGAAAGCTATGGCAAAACAAAATAGAGTCAAAAAGGAAAACGGTGGTTTTATAGCTAAAGGCTGTGGTAAAGTTATGAATAACCGTAGAAAAGTAACTACAATTAGCTAGGAGAATATAATGGGTTATAAAAATAGCAAAGGCAGTTCAGTGATGAAAAAGTCTAAAGGCGGAAGCATTATGAGAAAATCAAAAGGTGGAAGCATCATGAGAATGTCTAAAGGTGGATCTGTAATAGCTGGAAACGCAAACAGAAGAAGACAGAATAATAGTTAGCCAGTGGCTTATCTTATAAGTAATATTCCCCATTTTAAATGTTGGGTGAGAAGGGAATTTACTAACAATCACGAAAACTATCATGACGAATATTTGCACGCGTTAGCTATTGCTGTAAATACAATTCCTGATAGATCTCTAAGCTTTCAAGTGGTTTTTACAGGCGAAGAAGCTAACTGCGAAGACTGGGACGAAGGTAATATACATGGTGGTGCAATGTGGGCTAGGATGCCTATACAAGGTCTTGTAGCCGATATTCCTATGGAGGATTACCCACAACCCATGGAAGATCATTTAGTACAACCCTGGGATTGTGAATCAAGAGATCATTCAGTAGTTGTTATGGATAGAGTTAGTTCTTCACCATGGTTAGCAAAGATAGGTTCTGACTTTTACAAAGCTAAATATTTATTTACTGTAGACTATACAAATTCACATATTGCAGATGATTCTGCACAACACAAGCAATCTCATGTATTATATATAACAGAAGATTGTAAATGGAAAGGCAACTTAGTTGCTTTACCAAACAACAGAGTAAGGGCTACAAGTCCTGCTTTGTGGGTTACAGGCGAAGGACCTCCAGACTTTAAACCCTCACAATGGGTTCATTCTGCTGAAGGTCATGAAAGCTATTTAGACCCTGCAATTACATTTAATAACCTATACGAGGAATAAATGGCATTATCAGGAAGCACAGATTTTGAACCAAATGTAGCTGAGTTTATAGAAGAAGCATTTGAAAGATGCGGACTAGAACTTAGAACTGGTTATGATTTAAAAACAGCTCGTAGGTCTATAAATCTAATGTTGGCTGAATGGGCTAATCGTGGTTTAAACCAGTGGACAATAGAACAAGCAACACAGACTGTTACTGAAGGCACTTCTAGTTATTCTTTAAATTCTAATGTTATTGATGTCTTAGATGTAGTTTTACGCAGAACTGTAAACCAAACACAAACTGATATAAGCATGAATCGTATTAGTAGATCTGAATATATCAACATACCAAACAAAGAAACAAAGGCCAGGCCATCACAATTCTTCTTTGATAAATTAACAACACCAGCTCTAAAGGTCTGGCCTGCACCTGAAAACAGCACTGATGTATTAGTGTTTAATAAATTAGTAAGAATGGATGATGCAGACAAAGCAACTAATACTATGGATATGCCATTTAGGTTTTATCCTTGTTTTGTAGCAGGGTTGGCTTATTACTTATCACTAAAGAAAAATCCACAATTAACGCCACAACTCAAAGCTATGTACGAAGAAGAGTTCCGTAGAGCTGCTGATCAAGATGAAGACAGAGCTTCATTTAGGGTTAGACCAGATATAAGGATGAGATAGTATGGCATACGCTCTTGGTAAATTTGCACGAGCTCTATGCGATAGATGTGCGTTTGAATACAAACTAAGTGAACTAAGAGAAGAATGGAATGGTGCTAAAGTTTGTTCAGAGTGCTACGAACCCAAACATCCACAATTAGAACCACTTACAGCTACAGCAGATCCAGAGGCGTTATATAAACCAAGACCTAATAACGACCAGGAAGAAGGTGAAGGTTTTGTAGTTGTGGTAAATTCTAATATATTCAAACCAGACTTTATGAATCCAGCAACATTACCTGCTAACTTCACAGTTGCTAAGATGACAGGTGAACTAGGTGAGGTTACAATAGTTACATGACATTAGCAGAGTTAAAAACACTAATACAAAACTATGTAGAGAACTCAGAGACTACATTTGTAAATACTCTTGATGATTTTATTAAAAATGCTGAAGATCGTATATTTGAACTGATACAGCTTGATTATTTCCGTAAGAATGTATCCGGTTCTTTAACTGCTGGTAATACTTATCTAACAGCACCAACAGACTTTCAAATGTCTTTTTCTTTAGCTGTTATTGATAGTAATGGTGATTATCATTATTTAGACAAAAAACACACTACTTTTATGCGTGAATACTCCGTAGACCCTACAGACGCTACTGAAAGAGGTAGACCATTGTATTACGCAGACTTTGATAAAGAACTCTCTACAGCGTCTGACAATGGTTCTACGCTTATTGTAAGCCCAGTACCAGATCAAGATTATAGTGTAGAATTACATTATCTTTACAAACCAAATTCATTAGTTACTGACACTACAGGAACCTGGCTTTCACAAAACGCTAGAAATGCTTTATTATATGGTTCATTAGTGGAAGCTAATATATTTTTAAAGGGTGAAAGCGATATGCAACAGCAATACGAGCAACGCTTTTTACTAGAAATAACTAGATTGAAAAATCTTGCAGAAGCTCGCGGAAGGAGGGATGAATACCGTTACGATTCTTTGAGGTCAACGGTATCGTAAAAAATACATGGAAAAAATTGAAAGTCTGAAAGGTAAATCAGTTGCCATCGTTGGCATGGGTAAAAGCTGGTTTGATTATAATCTTGCAAAATCACACGGAGTCCACTTTGATGAAGTTTGGGTAATTAATGGTGTTGGTTCTGTAATCTATCACGACAGAGTGTTTATGATGGATCCTGCATCCAGGTTCTTAGATACTGATGATGCTGGTGGTCAAACAGAAAGCATGAAAAAAATGTTACAAGAACATCCAGGTCCAATATACACCTGTGAGCTTGATGATAGATGTCCAGGATTAGTTGAGTATCCACTAGAAGAAGTGGTTAATTACTCAAACTGTCATTATCTAAATAACACTGTGGCTTATGCTGTAGCTTTTGCTTATTGGAATGAAGTAGCAAATATTAAAATGTTTGGTGTTGATTTTTCTTACAAGGGCAACTTACATTTTGCTGAAGCAGGTAGAGGTTGTGTAGAGTTTTGGCTATCTAAATGCATATCAGCAGGTATGCAAGTAGAGGTAGCACATACCTCAGGTTTGCTAGATACAGATGTTCCAGCAGAACAAAAGCTTTACGGTTATCACAGGTTAAAAAACCCATATATCATTTTAGTCGATGAAGAGGGTATTAAACTAGAAAGAATAAATGACCTTGAAATAGTTAAAAAAACACAAGAACCTGTACTAATTGATAGGCACGATACACACCTAAAACCAGTAGAACCTAAAAAATGGTAGATGAAATAACACCAGCTGGTATGCCTGGGTTAGGTCTTATAGAAGCTAAAACTACCAATTTTGGCGGCCACCCACCTGAGTTTTGGGCAGAGAGACTTACTGAAAAAATTGTAAGTTCTTCTGACTCTAGCGATCCATATATACAAGAGCAGGCTAGAGCCTATAAAGAACTTATTTATAAGGTTTGTTTGATTTATATAAATAATGCGTTAAAATCCTATAAAGCTACTCTTGTACAAGAATTAGTTAAATCTGGTGATGCTGAGTTAGCTGATATAATAAAAAGGATATAATATGGCTATAACATCAACACTAACAACTAGCTTTAAAAAACAGCTTTTAGAAGGAGTTCATAACTTCAAAAACTCTGGAGGCGGTACTTTTAAATTAGCTTTGTATACAAGTTCGGCTACCCTAGGTGCTACTACAACAGCATTTACTACTACAGGACAAGCAAGTGGTACAAATTACACTTCAGGTGGAAACGCTCTAACAAGAGTAGATCCAACATCAAGTGGTACAACAGGTTTTACAGACTTTGCTGATTTAACTTTTGGTACAGCTACTATTACAGCTAGAGGTTGTATGATCTATAACTCATCTGCAACTAATGCTTCTGTTGCAACAATAGACTTTGGAGGAGATAAAACTTCTACAGCAGGTGACTTTACTATAGTTTTTCCAGCAGCCGCAGCAGCTACAGCTATTATAAGAATAGCTTAGGCTTATGCCTGATGCAGGATGGGGTCGTGGTGCCTGGGGATCAGAAGGTTGGTCTTCTGATGCCGTATCTGTCACATTATCAGGATTAGCAGCCACAAGTGCTTTAGGATCTGTATCTACAGACGCAGAAGCTAATGTAACACTAACAGGACAATCAGCTACAAGTGCTCTTGGCACACTATCAGTTGTAGCAAAGGCAAATCAAACACTAGCATCTCAAGTTGCAACAAGTGCTTTAGGCACACTTTCTACAGTTGCTAAAGCTAATGTTACTCCAGCATCTCTAGTCGGCACAACCAATGCACCTGTAGTAGGTGTAAATGCTCAAGCAATAGCAACAATACAAGGTGCAATAGGCACTGTTGGAGCTGTATCAGTTGATGTAGATGGTGAAGCTAATGTTCCTGTAGCAGGCTTAAGTTCAACAGCTAGCGTAGGATCTGTAATAGTTCATCACAATGAAGTTGTTAATGTTACTGGTCTTTCTTCTACAAGTGCTGTTGGTAGCGTTACAACTATAGCAAAAGCCAATGTAACTCCTACAGGCCAAGAAGCAACCGGATCTGTTGGAACCATAACTCCTACTGGTGTTGGAAATATAACGCTTGCAGGTGTTGCCGGAACAAGTGCTATAGGTTCTGTAAATGTTGCTCTTGGAGTTACCTTCTCTATTTCAGGTCAATCAGCAACAGGATCAGTTGGAGAAACATCAACAATAGCTAAAGCAAACGTATCACCAATAGGAGTAGAAAGCACAGGATCGGTTGGAAGTGTATTAATATGGTCTCTAGTAGATGACAAACAAACCAGGAGTTACACTAATATTACAGACGATCAAACTAGTGGTTTTAGCGATATTAATAAAACACAAACTAAAAATTATGCTAATATAAATACTGACCAAAGTTCATCCTTTGCTGAAAACAATGAAACACAGACCCCAAACTGGGAAGAGGTAGCATAAAATATGGCAACATACGTAAATGATTTAAGGTTAAAAGAAATAGCCACAGGCGACGAGTCAGGAACTTGGGGGGCATCTACAAACACAAATTTAGAGTTAATAGCAGAAGCATTTAGTTACGGTACTGAGGCTTCATTCAGCTCAGATGCAGATGCAACAACAACTATAGCTGACGGTGCAACGGATCCAGCTAGAAGTTTATATTTAAAAGTAACTTCTGGTGCTAGTTTAACAGCAACCAGAACTCTTACTATTGCACCTAATACCGTATCAAAAATCTGGATTATAGAAAATGCAACATCTGGATCTCAATCAATTAATATATCCCAGGGTAGCGGGTCAAACGTAACTATACCTAACGGGGACGTAAAAGTAGTTTATTCAGACGGAGCAGGTTCAGGTGCGGCTATTGTAGATGCTTTTATCAATTTAAAAGTTACAGATCCTGCACAAACCAACATAACAAGCGTAGGTGCATTGAATGGTGGATCAATTACATCAGGTTTTGGATCTATAGATAATGGCTCATCAGCTATTACAACAACAGGCACAGTTACTTTTGGTACTTTATCAGATGGCAGCATTAATATTGCAAACTTTATTGATGACGATACATTTGGTACAGCATCAGCTACAACAGTTGCTACTTCTGAATCCATCAAAGCCTATGTAGATAGCCAGGTAGGAACAGTAGATACATTAGCCGAGATCCTTGCTAATGGTAACACTACAGGTGGTACAGATATAAGTTTAAGTTCAAGCGATATAACAGGTACAGGTAACATAAACATTACAGGTACTATACAATCTTCAGGAAACATAACAGGTACACTAGCTACAGCAGCTCAACCTAATATTACAAGTGTTGGTACGCTTACAGGTTTAAACGTTGCAGGAACTCCAACTTTTGATGGGCTTTTTGTTGATGGTGATACAGATTTAGGAAGTGCCACTAGAGGTGTTTCTTTTAGAACATTAGGCACAGGCTCATATAAATTAAGTGGTGGAAACAGCGCAGCTTCTGCCGCCGCATTTACTATAGATGCTAAAGCTATTGACACGGCTGACTTATATTTAGCGACCGATGGTGTTAATCATTTAAAAGTTGCTCAAAACGGAGACATCTCCTTCTACGAAGATACAGGCACAACTCAAGCTCTATACTGGGATGCTAGTGCTGAATCGCTTGGAATCGGAACGACTAGTCCTAGTGTTCCTTTACATGTAGCAGGTGGAAGCTCTGGTACTAATCAATCGCTTTTTAGAACATCATCAGGCGGAGGTGGTGGCTTTCAAATTGTATGTTCTGATTTAAGTGTTGCAAATCC